TCATGGCTAAGTACGGAAAGAAAAACACATGACTATTGAACATGCAGGTGAAACTTTCCAAGGCCTACGTATACCGAAGCGTTCCCCTAAAGGTAACAAGTCACACGCTGTCTTAATTGGTACTAAAAAGAACCCAGAGATTATTAGGTTTGGTGAACTAGGTGCTAAGACTAATCAAAGCAAAAAACAAAGAGATGCTTTTAGAAGTAGACATGCTAAGAACATAGCCAAGGGTGAGACTAGCGCAGCATATTGGGCTAACAAGGTCAAGTGGAAAGATAACGCATAAGGTGATAACATGGCAGGAACAACACAATTAGATGCAGTCAACACTATGCTTTCTGCCATTGGCGAGGCACCAGTAAGTAGCTTGTCCTCTGGCTTGCTTGAAGCAGAGGTAGCAGAAACCATACTAAATACAGTTGACCGTGAAGTGCAGTCTATGGGCTGGCACTTTAACACAGAATTAAATAAGTCGTATGCACAAGACAGTAACGGGGAGATTATCCTTGGTGCTGATGTACTACGTGCAGATGCAACACAGAAAGTAGATAGTAAAGACCTTGTACAACGTGGTTTAAAGATGTATGACAGGGTTAATAATACTTTTACTATTAATGCAGAGGCAGCACTAGATGTTGTCGTACAATTAAATTTTGATGATTTGCCTGAGGTAGCTAAACGCTACGTAGTTATGAGAGCAACACGTATCTTTCAAGATAGGATTGTTGGCTCCAACACACTACATGATTTTCAGATGCAAGATGAGGCTACAGCACTTGCTGAACTAAGAGAGTTTGACAAGGCTGCTGATGACCATAACATCTTTGACAACTATGATACCTTTAGCATCATCGACAGACAGGGACGAAGGACACTATAATGGCACTCATCAGTCAATCTATCCCCAATCTGATTAACGGTGTATCACAACAACCACCATCACTACGTCTTAATACACAGGCAGAGCTACAAGAAAACGGATTATCCAATGTTGTAACAGGCTTGTCTAAGCGTCCTAGCTCTAAACATATTGCTGACTTAGGAGTAATTAGTAATCTAGACAAAGCTTTTATACATACTATTCGTAGGGATGAGAATGAGTTTTACTCTATGGTGATAGATACTGCTGGTACGATTAGGGTGTTTGACAAGGATGGTGTATCGAAAACAGTAACTAATAATGCAGCCTCTTATGTGACAGGTCTAACTGACCCTAGTAAGGAGTTGGCTGCTGTGTCTATTGCTGACACAACCTTCATTGTAAATAAAACTAAAGTAGTAGCCAAGGGTACTACCACATCCCCTGTGCGTAACCCTGAGGCATTAGTATATGTCAAACAGGCTGACTACTCTTCTACATATAGATTGAAAATTACGAAGGGTAGTAGTACAGGTACTATTGAGTTTGCTACTAAATCTTCTACACAGTCTAGCACAGCTTTGACACAGAACGCAGAGCGTGGTGCATCAACTGATATTATTGCAACAAACCTAGCTAAGTTTAGTGGGTCTTCTGTCAGTACTACTTATTATGACGTTACATCAAACAGTGGTGCTATATCAGGTATTAACATAACTAGGTATGGTTCTGTGTTGTGGATTAGGTCTACTGACAGTACAGACTTTACTGTAGAGGTTGGTGATTCTCACGGTGGAGACCACCTACTACTATTCAAGGGTGAGACTGGTGACTTCAAAAAGCTACCCTCAGAGGGACCAGTAGATTTTAATATTAAAGTATCAGGTGACAACCAGAAAGCACAAGACGATTACTACGTTAAGTTTACTGGTGATGGTGTATGGAAAGAAACTATTGAACCTAACATCTTAGTAGACTTAGATGCCTCTACCTTACCACACAAACTGTCGAAGCAGCCAGACGGTAGCTTTATATTTGATGTAGTAAGTTATGCAGATAGAACTGTTGGTGATGATGGTACTAACGACTATCCATCTTTTATAGGATATACTCTGTCAGATATTTTCTTTCATCGTGACAGACTAGGTGTACTAGCAGATGAGAACGTAATCTTTGCACGTGCAGGTGAGTATGTAAACTTTGACTTTTTCCGTAAGTCTACGCTAACCATTGTTGACAGTGACCCTATTGATGTGGCAGTATCGTCAAACAAGGTTAGCATACTTAAACATGCTGTACCCTTTAACGAATCACTGCTGTTGTTCTCTGACCTAACACAGTTTAAGCTAACGGCTGACCCTGTGCTTACACCTGAGACAGTCAACATTGCTAACACCACAGAGTTTGAGGCATCACTTAGAGCCAAGCCAGCACAGGCTGGTAGGTTTGTGTACTTTGCTTCACGCCGTGGCGCATGGTCTGGTATGTGGGAGTACTTTGTAGATAGTGATACAGATACTAATGATGCTACAGAGATTACAGCACACGTACCTGAGTACCTAAATGGTGAGGTTATCAACATACAGGCATCGTCTAACGAAGACATGCTATTAGTACAGACTGACAATGACCCACAAGCTCTGTATGTATACAGATACTATTGGGCTGGTAGAGAGAAGCTACAGTCATCGTGGTCACGCTGGGTGTTTGATGGTGACATCATTGGGTGTTCGTTCAACCGTGCAGACATAACAATACTTATTAAGAGGGGTACTAATTTGTACCTTGAGCGTATTAATCTATCCGTAGATGACGCAACAAATTATACTACTGGTCAGTTCTCTATTCACTTAGACAGGCGAGTACGGTTAGAGACAGGTGGCCTAACGACAGTACCTTATACTGATGCAGCTACTATTTACATAGACCAGACGGGTAAGATTATACCTTTGGCTAGTGTAGCAGGTAAGCTTGCTGACAGTGAGGTGGTATATGCTGGGATACCATATACTTTCAAGTACCAGTTCTCTGAACCAGTGGTAAAGCAAAACAACCAACCAATAACAACAGGTGTTCTTAATCTGAGAAACTATGCAGTAGTATATAACGACACAGGTTTCTTTGAGGTAGATGTAACACCAGCTAGACGCTCTACATACAATCGTAAATTTACAGGACGACTTGTAGGCGGTGCAGCAAACATACTTAATAGAGCAGCTATTGATTCTGGTACGTATGAGTTTGGCATTATGGCAAATTCAAGTAATGTAAGTATCGTACTAAAAAGCAGTAGCCACCTGCCCTGTGTTTTCCAATCGGCAGAGTGGGAAGGCTTCTATGTTCTACGTTCTAGGAGAATGTAAATGAAAGTCCATGTGAGACAGAGTACCCAAGAAGATGTTGAATATCTTTGTGATAACTTGCGCCCTGAAGATAGGGAAGAGGTACTTGCCTCACATGGTACTACAAGGGAAGCATTACAGACAGGCTTTGATGAATCAGAAGAGTGCTGGACTATTATAGTAACAGATACAGATGAGATAGCTGGTATATATGGTCTATCAGAATATGATAAGACTATGGCTATACCGTGGCTGTTGACTACACCTGCTATTAAAAAAGTATGGCTACCGTTCCTACGTGGCTCACGTAAGTGGGTAGAGGAAGCTAATCAAAAATACCCCCTACTTACTAATGCAGTAGATGCAGACTACACTGTAGCTATTAACTGGCTACGTTTTGTTGGTTTCACATTTATCAAGAAACATGAGAAATGGGGCGTAGGTAATAAACCATTTCTAGAATTTGTGAGGATACGATAATGGACCCAATGACTATGCTGGCTATTGGTCAGGGTGTCGCTGGTTACTTTCAAGCAGAAGGTGAAGCCAAGAGAACAGAGGCACGTTACCAACAGAATAGGATTAACGCTGCTGCTGCACGTGACCTAAAGATAAACTCTCTAAATCAAAGAGCAGTACAGGAAGCAGAAGCAACAGCAGGTAAAAAGTTTGAACTAGCTATCCAAGCTTTAGAGACTAGGGAAGCACGTAAGGTAGCTCAAGGTGAATCAGGTCTATCAGGAAGAACATTTGAAGCTCAAAAAGATATGGTTACTGCACGTGAACTACGTGGTGCTACAGTTCTGAACGATAACTTACGTATGGTACTAGACCAACTAGAAGATGAAAAGCTAGGCTATAACACAGAAATGTTAAACAGGATTAACTCACTTCCACGTGGTTATAAACCTAATGTTCTAGCACACGTACTAAGCACTGCTGCTAATGCTTATGCAACAGAAACAATGATGACAGGTAAAAGTCCATTTAGTAGTTCTGCAAATCCTATGACTGCTAGTAGTGCTACCATGCCATCTGTAGGTACAGTGGGTCAATCAGCTACACCTTCATGGGTATATGCTGGTGGTAGTCTGCCTAAGATATAATGAGGAGTAATCATGGCACAAACTAGAGTACAGGTAGGTAGGCTTAACGCTCCTACACAGTCTGATTTACGTCCACAAGCTGCTCCTGTTGAGACTTATGTAAGACCACCAGAGACACAGCAACAACCTAGTCAGTTGTCACAATTCCTCACAGCTATAACTCCTGCTATAGAAGCAGATGCTAACCTACGTAAAGCTGAAAGACTAAAGCGTGAGCGTGAGATAGAAACAGGACAAAGACGTATACACGCTTCACAGCTAGACCAACAAGCTAAGATTATTGAAGCAGAACTAGATAGAGATTGGACAACAAACGAGCAAGAATATTTGCAGATGAATACAGCAGATGTTCTTCAAAAGCGCAGAGATTTTGTTACTGATGAGTTAGACAAACTTAAAAGCACAGACATTGACCCTATGCTTTTGGATGAGTTTGCTGTAAACATGGAAGCTCTAACAAATGTGTGGGGCAAAACTGTCTACGAACCTGCTAAGATTAAAGAAAACAAAAGAGTAAATTTGCAAACTCTTGGTACATCTATAATTAGTCAGGTAAAGCTTAGTGAGACTGCACTAAAAACAAACCCACAAGCTTACAGCAACGGTGCAGAATCTATCAAAACACTTGTTGATGGTTTTATGACTGCTTATGGTGATAACTTTACTAAAGCAGAAATAAACGATGAGCTAG